GTACAGCGCCGCGTCACGGTCGCAGATGGTGCCCCTGATCTGACGGAGTTCGGTGAACTCGCCCAGCTCGCCGAGGAGATCGTCGACCTGTTCGACCCTGGCCCCCCATTCTCCGGCAACGACCAGTCGCAGGGGCAGTGGATGGAGACCAATCAGCCGGTCCTGTTCGCGCAAGACCACCTCGACAACCACCAGCTTTTCACGTCCGTCATCACCGTTACCTACATCATCCACCCGCAGTAAGGAGATCCGCCATGTTCTCACTCGGTCGCAACGCAACTCTCAACATCGGCACCGGCACCTTCACCGGCACCGGCACCATCAGCCAGGCCGGCACCCTCACGGAGTACGACGAGGTCCGCAACCTCACCCGCAGCGGTGAGAACGTCGAAGCCGACGTGACGAAGCGCGGCTCTCGCGGCATCGGCTCGTCGCAGGCCGTCCGGTCGAACTTCACCATCGACTTCGACGTCCAGTACCGCGACGGCGACTCGGTCCTCGAGGCCCTCGAAAACCACTTCATCAACAAGACCGAGTTCGGCGCCTTCGTCGCCTCCGGCCCGCAGGCCACCCCCGGTGTGCGCGGTCTCGCGGGTAACTTCCAAGTCTTCAAGTTCGACAAGGTCGAGGACGAAGGCGACGTCCAGCGGGTCAACATCACCATCAAGCCCTCCGGCGACAACTGGATCCACAAGGTTCCCAGCTAACGAACCCCGCCTCGCCCCCGTACCGCCGCTGTTTCATCGCCCGACCGTACCCATTCGACCCCAAGATGAAGACCTTCAAGGACAACGCCAACCGCACCTGGACGCTCTCGCTCTCGATCTCGGCCCTCAAGCGGGTCAAGGCCCTGACCGGGGTCGACCTCATGGCCGCGCTTAACGCAGAGGGGGGCGGGAAGTCTCCGCTGATCCATCAGCTCTGCACCGATCCCGTCCTTGTGTGCGACGTGCTCTTCGCCGCACTCAAGACCGATGCCGACCGGCTCGGGGTCACCGACGAGGCGTTCGGTGAGTCGCTGAGCGGGGAGTACATCGCCGCCGCCCACACGGCACTCCTCGAGGAGCTTCACGGTTTTTTCCTCGCCCTCGGTCGTCGCGAGGTGGCGGCGGCGATCGAAAAGTACAGGCAGACGGTGGGCCTGGCAGCCGACGAGGGGGCGAGGGACATCGAGAGGATCGACCCGAGCGAGATCCTTCGGAAGTCGCGTGGGCTGCCGTCTGGCAGTGTGCCGGCGTCCTAGGCCTAGACCCGGGCCCGTTCACCCTCCGGGAGCTGCTGGACATGGCAGAGTCCCGGGCGCGGGCGGCGTGGGACCATACGTCCTGCGTTCTGGCCCTGATCCACAACGTCAACCGAGGGAAGGGGCGTCCGTTGCAGCCCCGGGACTTCAACCCGTTCCACCGTCGCAGGCGAGTCGAAGTCTCGCCCGAAAAGGTGTGGGACTCCATCGAGCGGGACTTCGGACCATGCTCACCATCAACGCCGCCCGCACCGCCGGCGGGATCGCCAACTTCTTCTTCGACCGCGCCCGAGTGATCGAGGCGATGGACCGGGCGACCGTTCGGTCGATGTCGCGCGTCGGTGCCTTCATCCGCACCCGCGCGCGGACGTCGATCCGGAAGCGGCGGGGGATCTCCGACCCCGGCAGCCCCCCGCACTCGCACATCGGGACGCTGAGGGGTCGGCTGTTCTTCGCCTACGACCCTGACAGCAAGTCGGTGGTCGTCGGTCCTGAGAAGCTGGGGAAGGGGGAGGCCCCCCCCTTGCTGGAGTACGGCGGGACGGCGACTCGGTCCAAAGTGCTCCCCCGCGGGGGGAGGCCCGCCACCCCTGCTCAGGCGGCGGCGTTCCGGCGGAAGGTCGTCGCGGGCGAGATCACCGCTCCCCCACGGCAGAAGGTCACCTACACGGCGAAGTACGCCGCCCGTCCGTACATGGGCCCGGCCCTCGACGCAGAGCTCTCTGCCGGGACGATCCCCGAGCAGTGGCGCGACAGCCTCCGCAGGTAACACCTCACCCCATCCCCCACCATGGCAGCCAAAGGCATTCGCGCGGGCCGCGCGTTCATCGAGATCGGAGCGGACGAGAAGTACGTCAAGGCTCTCGACCGCGCCGGGAAGAAGCTCCATGCCCTCGGCGGCCAGGTGATGAAGGTCGGGACGCAGATCACCGCGGCCAGCGGGGGGGCTCTGGCGGCGGTGCTCGGGACGTCGGTAGCGTTCGCGTCGATGGGGGACGAGCTGAGCAAGGCCAGCGACCGCACCGGCATGGCGGTCGAATCGCTGTCGGCGCTGAAGTACGCGGCCGAGCAGTCCGACGCCACGCTCGGCGACGTCGTCACGGGTATCCGCTTCATGCAGCGGTCGCTGGTCGAGGCGGCCGGCGGCAGCAAGGAAGCCAAGGCCGCGATCGAGGGGCTCGGGTTGTCGGCGGAGGCGGTGCTCAAGCTCTCCCCCGACGAGCAGTTCAAGCTCATCGCTGACCGGATCTCGAGGATTGAGAACCCGGCGAAGCGGTCGGCTGCTGCGATGGGGATCTTTGGGCGGGGTGCGTCGGCCCTGCTGCCGTTGTTCAAGGACGGCTCGAAGGGCATGGCGGAGCTGTCGAAGCGAGCCGAGGAACTCGGCATCATCATCGGCAAGGAGGACGCCGCCGCCGCGACGGTGTTCGGTGACACGCTCGATGATCTGTGGAAGCAGATCAAGGCGGTCACGTTCCAGATCGGGGCGGCGATCGCCAACGCGCTCCAGCCCTACGCCGAAGCCACGACCCGGGTTCTCAAGACCGTCATCGACTTCGTGAAGAACAACCGCCAGCTCGTCGTCACTGCGGCCCTCGTGGTCGCCGGCGTGGTGGCAATGGGGGCGGCGGTCGTCACGCTCGGCGCGGTGATGTTTGCAATCGGCATCGCGATCAGCGGGGCGGTAGCGGCGGTGACCACCTTCGCGGGGATCCTCGGCGCGATTCTCTCTCCCATCGGTCTCGTGTCCGCCGCCCTCATTGCGGGGGTGGCGGCGTTCTTCTATTACACCGACAGCGGGAACAAGGCACTGTCGTGGTTGGGCGAGCGGTTCGGGGAGTTGTGGAAGTGGACGACGGAGGTGTTCGGGGGGATCGCCAATGCGCTGGCCGCGGGTGACATCGCCCTCGCCGCCGAGATCCTGTGGACCGCCCTGCAGATCGCCTGGCTCAAGGGGACGGAGGCAATCTACGGGGTGTGGGTGAGGTTCCGGACGGGGTTCGTCCAGGTGGCGGGGGCAGCCTTCTACGGTGCCCTCGAGCTGTGGGAGAACGTCAAGGCCGGTCTGTTGACCAGCTTCGAGAACGCCACGGCGTTCATTGGCGGCCTGTGGGATGCGGTGGTCGGGACGATGAGCGACGCATGGACAAGCGTCTACAACTTCGTCGCGAAGGGTCTGAACTTCATCAAGGGGATGTGGGACGACACCTTCGACGTCGACGCCGCCAACGCCAAGCTCGAGGAGGAGGCGGCAAAGGCGGCCGAGGCAAGGCAGAAGGGGGAGCTCGGGAACGCTGCAGCGCGCGAGGCGGAGCGTGCGGCCGCCCTTGCGGAGATTGAGAAGCAGCGGGCGGCGCGGGTCGAGCAGATCAACCGCGACGAGATGGGGCTCTCGTCGGCGGCGACCCAGAACGGGCAGGACGACATCGCCCAGCGGCAGGCACGGATGGAGGAGCTGCGGAAGAAGCTCGCCGAGCAGCTCGGCAGGGCGGCGGAAGAGGCCGCAGCAGCGCAGGCCCCAAAGACCGTCGGCGGTCCCGACCTGCCCGACATCCCTGACATCAACTCCGAGGTCGCGGCCAAGTCCGACAAGATCGCCTCCGCCGGCACGACCAACGCCTTCGCGGTGCTGGCCGGGGCGCTGGAGGGGAACACCACCGAGACCTACCTCCGACGCACCGCCGCCGCCGCCGAGGAGACCGCCAAGGAACTCAAGAAAAAGCGGGGCGGGACGTTCGGGTAAACCACTATGGCAGCCACCATGAGCGAGCGCCCGACCGGGCGCACCAACAACTCGAAGCGGGCGACGCGGTCGTTTCTCATTGAGGGAGCGGCCGACGACAACGAGGCCCTGGCGAAGCTTCTTGCGGACGCCCCGTCCGTCGTCAACGGCAAGCCGCTGTCGCCAACCGAATCCGAAGTCGAGGAGATCGACGAGTCGGGCATCTTCACCGGCACGGCGGTGTACGTGTCGCCCGAGTACGGGAACCGCGAGGCCGGCAGCTTCACTCTCTCCTTCGACATCGCCGGCACGACGCAGCGGATCACGCAGTCGCGAGCGACGGTGGCAAGCTACACCCGGCCGGGGTCGTGGGTTCGCAGCTTCGGCGGGGCACTGAACGTCAGCTCCGACGG